TATTTGTTTCCTGCCTATATCATGGGAAAAAATCCACAAACAAAAATTATTCAAACATCGCACACGGCAGAGCTCTCGCAGAGGTTTGGTCGTAAGACAAAGCAACTCATCGACTCTGCAGATTACAAAGATATTTTTCCAAGCACGGGACTCCAAGCGGACTCAAAAGCAGCAGGAAGATGGGACACCAGTGAGGGGGGAGAGTATTTCGCAGCAGGTGTTGGTGGAGCCATCACCGGGCGGGGTGCAGATTTATTAATTATCGATGACCCGCATTCAGAGCAAGATGCACTCTCTGACTCTGCAATGGAAAGCGCATACGAATGGTACACGTCTGGTCCACGACAACGTCTGCAACCAGGTGGTGCGATTGTGTTGGTGATGACACGTTGGTCAACAATTGATCTGACTGGTCAACTGATCAGAGCACAAACAGAACCGAAAGCAGATCAGTGGGAGGTGGTCGAGTTCCCTGCAATCATGGACAGCGGTAAACCGACATGGCCAGAGTATTGGAAGATTGATGAACTTGAATCAGTGAAAGCATCTCTTGCCGTTGGCAAATGGAACGCACAGTGGATGCAGAAACCAACTGCAGAGGAAGGAGCGATCCTCAAACGCGAGTGGTGGAAACCATGGGCGGAAAAAGATATTCCTGATTTGCACTACGTCATTCAAAGTTACGATACAGCGTTCAGTAAAAAAGAAACAGCGGATTACTCTGCAATCACAACATGGGGAGTGTTCTCGCCCGACGGACAACGGCCAGCGCTTATTCTGTTGGATGCACGACGCGGTCGGTGGGAGTTTCCTGAGCTCAAAGAGATTGCACTCAAAGAATATAACTACTGGGAACCAGAGATGGTGTTGGTGGAAGCGAAGGCAAGTGGTATGCCCCTATCTGACGAACTTCGCAGATCTGGTATACCGAATACAAATTACACACCAACAAGGGGCAACGATAAACTGTCTAGGGTCAACGCAGTTGCGCCAATGTTTGAAGCAGGAATGGTATATTATCCAGAGGACAGAAGGTTCGCAGAAGAAGTCATTGAAGAATGTGCATCTTTTCCGTATGGTGAATACGATGATTATGTTGACACAGTCACACAATCTCTGTTAAGGTTCAGACAATCAGGGTTGATTCAGTTACAGATGGACTACGAGGACACTCCTGTTGACACAAGACCACGAGTCTACTATTAGGAGAAACACTATGTTTAAAAGAATATTCAATATTGGAAAAGGGCCAAAGCCTAAACCAAAACCGAAACCAAAGCCTAAACCGAAACCAAAGCCAAAGAAAAAAACACAGGCTGGTGCTCAAAGTAGAAAAGGTGGACAAACTAGTCCAACCACAGGACAAAAGGTTGCACTGGGTGTAGCCGCTGCTGGCACAGGAACGTTGACTGGATTAAAATTAAAACAAGGCAAAGATGCTGGTGCAGCTCCTAGAGTTAGTGGTCAGGGACAATCACCAAAAGGTGGCACAGCTCCTAAAAAGAAACCAGCGCAAAGCACGAAGTCTGTTCAGTCTGGGCCGAAGAAGAAAAAGAAACTAAAAAACTTAGACGACCTGTTTGTAAAAACTAACTTTGGTTTCTTAAAAGATAAAAAAGGCAAAAGAGTAAAACGTCTTTCAAGAGAAGAGTTAATGAAAAGACGTAAAGCGCAAAGGTAATGGCTAAGAAAAAAATAATTAATAAAATTATTAAAAAGCCAAAGCTTAAACCAAAGCCTAAGCCGAAACCAAAAGTTAAGCCAAAGACCAAACCAAAGCCAAGAAAAACTAAAGCACGAATAGAACTTCGTGGTCGAAGGCCAAAAACAAATCCCAATAATCCCCCTGCAACAAGAAGGATTGCACAAGTTGCAAAAGACCCTAAGTTAAAAGGCAAAGAAAAAACTATGGCTATACAAGAGGCGATACGTGGTGTAAGGTCTCCAACTAGAAAAAGAGGCAAATCAAACCCAGATCGCGGTCTAGCATTTAGAGAAATGTACAGATCAGGGAGAGACCCTGTTCTAACAAAAGAAGGGAAAATTCTTACTGACATGGCAGGTTTCCCTGTTACAGTTGTAAAAAGAAAACGAAAAAGAATGCGAAGGAGAAGATAATGTATAAAAAACTAGAGGACTTGGGGAAACTTTTAAATATTGGCAAAAAAGGCGGCAAAAAAGGTGGTAAAAAAGGAGGCAAAAAAACTTCGCCAAAGAAACCTGCACCTAAGAAAAAGGCTACAAAACTAACAGCTGCGGAACGTAAAGAACAAAAAGAGGCAAAAGCTATTTTACAGTCCTTGCCACCAGGTGTTAGAAACGCCATGCGGAAAGCTACGGCCGATAGAAAAGCTGCTGATAAATTAAAGGACCAGCAACTTAAAAAAGCAGCAAAAAAGAAAGCAGAAGAACGTATGAATAAACTCACGGGGCAAATGCTCTATGGTTCAGTGCGTTCAAAGACTTTTAAGCGAGGCGGAAGAGCCCGCTAATTAACACTTGCAAAAGTGCCCCAATTAAGTAAAACTTGCAGTAACTGCAATCATCATTGTCATTGCAGCAACGGTGGCTCTTGTCGCACAAATGACTGTGAGTGTCGTATCTGTGAGCACAATGCCCTTGATGAATTTTGGAGAGAACTAGGAGGATACGATGCCCCTGACAAAAAAAGGCACAAAGATTAAAAGAGCTATGGCAAAACAGTACGGAAAGAAAAAAGGCGCAACAGTTTTTTACGCGTCGATAAATAAAGGTAAAATCAAAGGGGCGAAAAAATCAAAATGAACATGTCTGATAACAGAGCCTCGCAACTCATACAACAATTACGTGACGCCTTAGAAATGGGCGATGATGATTTAGCCACACAAATACGATCAGATTTATTTAAAGAATTTGGTATTGAAATGGCAGATGGTGGCCGTGTAGGATTACAAACAGGAGGTTTGCCGTCTGTCGCATCCATTCTTGGATTGCAATCTTTACAAGCAGGACAGACACCAAGTGCCACTCCAGGTTTAGACGCGCTTGGTTTACAAAGTTTATTACCACCAAGACCTGATCTAAGAGCCATGACACAACAAGCAGGCAACCCAATGAATGTTCCTAACCCATACAATTATGGATATGGGCCGTCCGCTGATTTTGGTAGAAGAAATTTAGATGCACTACAATATACGGGCAATACAAAATTCCCAATGTTGCAAGATATTTTTGGTAAAGATACAGGGACACTAACTCAACAACAGCTTGACGATAGACTTGCGGCACAAAGAGCAAATCTTTCATCTACCTTTCAAGGACAAATTGATGCAAAAACTCTTGCCATGGCTGAGGCACAAAAGCAAAGAGAGGCAGCGGCCACTGCAGCATCCACTGCAGCAACAGACGCAGCGGCGAAAGCTAAAGAACAAGCAGACGCCATTGCAAAACTAAGAGAAGAACTTGCAGCGGCAAAAGCAGCTAAACCAAAAGAAATCATAAGATATATACCGCAACAACCACGACGTGAACAAAGGGGTGGCAGTTGTTTTGTTGCTGGCACACTTGTGACTATGGAAGATGGCACGTTGAAAAAAATAGAAAAAGTATCAATAGGAGATAAACTACAAGGAGAAAACGGTGTAAATATGGTCACTGATTATGACAAACCAAAACTTGGTGATCGTAAACTTTATTCAATTAACAACGGTGATCCTTTCGTTACGTCCGAACATCCGTTTAAAACTTCTGATGGTTGGAAAGCTATTGATCCAGAGGAGACAGCAAAAGAAACAGATATGGCTGTTGAAAAATTAAGTGTGGGCGATGTAATTATTACTGGGAAAGATAAAATTAAAGTAGACAATATCGAAGCTCATGATGGCAATGCTGAGGACACAGTTTATAATTTTATATTAAATGGAGACAGAACTTATTATGCTGATGGTTATCTTGTTCACAATAAAGGTGGCGGCGGTAATGGCGGCGGGTGCTTTATTGAAGGCACACCAATTGATATGGCAGACGGCTCATCAACAGAAATTACAAACGTTCGTGTTGGCGATGAAACGAAGGGCGGCCGAGTGATTGCTAAATTAGAATTTGAACCTACACAGATATACAATTACCAAGGAGTGTATGTTTCTGGAACACACCTCGTATTAGAAGATAATCAAATGGTTGAAGTTCAACACAGTCAACACGGGGTTATTACAGATAGAATCGAACCTGTGTATTGTTTTGAAACCACCGGCAATAGAATTTGGGTGCAAGGTATTGAGTTTGGTGATTACTTGACGGGATCTCAAAAAGATTGGGAGCCACACATAGAAATGATGAGAAAGAAAATAAATGATGAGATTCAAAACAGACATCAAAAAGTCTGATATTGAAGGGTATGGATTGTTTGCTGGAGAAGACATACCAAAGGGTAGTGTGATAGCTTTGTGGTGCCCAGACGTTGATCATGGGACAAAAAATCTAGAAGAGTATCTTGAAAACCGTATTTTAAAAGCACACGATCGCGTTTTTCAAATGACCTGTTGTCGTTGGCTGGACGACTTGTTTGTTTACGGCTATGAAGTGAGAGAGGACGGTTATATAAATCACTCATTTGACCCCTCTATGTTGTACTATTTAGGAATATGTTTTGCTAGAAAACATATTAAAAAAGGAGATGAGCTTACCATAAACCATGAATATATTTTAACAGAGAACGACCCTTGGTCTTTTGTAGATAGCCAGTCAGGAAAAAAGGTGGACGGCATGCCTTCAGAACAGTATTATAAGGATTCCGCAATAAAGCTATGGGAGATATTTAAAAATTAAATACATGACAGCAGAAGGTATACTATCAACAACAGCTGCAAAAACAGCTCCAAAAATCGCATCGAGCATTGGGTCAAGAGCCTTGACTTTAGGACTAGGAACCCCTGCTCTTATGTATGATGTGATGGCAGGCAACACAGGAGAAAGAGATGTTGTTTATGGATTTCATCCTTCAGAATTAGGCCCCGGTGCAGAAAGATTTGGTCTTGATCCAAAAGAACCCATACCGGAAATGGGAGGTTACAGTTACGACGAACTCGTTAATGACCCAGACTATATCGCATTGGCAAAAGAGTATAACATGCCTGTTCAAACTTTAATTGCAGAATATTTAATGGATACACTTGTTATACCTAAACAAGGGCCAAAAACCCCTTCTGCTTTCACCATGGAAGAGTTAGAAGAACTTTATGGTGACACGCCCTTTTTTCAAGAGTATAAAGAAAATGTGCCCCTTGGTGACAAATTGACTAGGGGTGTTGACCGTGTTCTTGGAGGGATTGGGTCGTTGTTAAACCCTCTCGGAAAATTTGAACAGGAGTAATTATGCCAATTGATAAAGACATGCCACTAACAGAGCAAATGAAATTTGATCTAGAGGCAGAAAATTTTTCACCCGAAGAAATAGAACTAGTTGAAGGCGATGCGCAGTTGGATGAAGATGGTGGCGCCACTATATCGTTTGGTGCACAGATGCAAGCGCCACAAGGTCATTTTTCTAATTTAGCAGAAACTATGTCAGATGGTGAGTTAGCAATGATCGCTGATGAGTTATTGGAAGCATACGAGGGGGACAAAGAAGCACGATCAGATTGGTCTTCAACTTATGCTGAAGGTCTTAGTTTGATGGGGCTTAAATCAGAGGACAGAACAGAACCGTTTCCCGGCGCTTCTGGTGTGTCACATCCTCTTCTTGCAGAGTCAGTCACACAGTTTCAAGCACAGTCGTACAAAGAATTATTTCCTGCAGGTGGCCCTGTAAAAACACAAATCATGGGCGCACCTAATCCTCAAACAGAGGCACAGTCAAAAAGAGTTAAACAGTTTATGAATTATCAACTTACTCACGTTATGGAGGAGTACGAACCCGAGCTGGATCAGATGCTTTTTCATCTCCCCCTTTCCGGCTCGGCGTTTCGTAAAATTTATTTTGATGACAAACTAGGCAGACCTGTTTCTAAGTTTGTTTCGTCAGAAGACCTCGTCGTGCCTTATGACTCTACAGATCTGACAACGTGTATGCGAATCACTCACGTTATAAAAATGCCAGCAAACGATGTTAGAAAATATCAAGCGTCTGGTTTTTATCGAGACATGGAGTTAGCTGAAGTTTACGACAACGAAAGCGACGAAGTGCAAGACAAGATTGATGAGTTAGACGGGGCAAAAAGAGTTTACACAAAGGATAACATTCACACAATTTTAGAAATGCACGTTGACCTTGACTTGCCGGGATACGAAGATGCCAACGAGGCAGGCGAAAGTTCTGGAATAAGTTTACCTTACATCGTAAGTATAGATGAGAACTCCTCAAAAATTTTATCTATTAGAAGAAACTATGAAGAACAAGATCCACTTAAAATTAAAAAACAATATTTCGTACATTACAAGTTTCTTCCCGGCCTTGGCTTCTATGGCTTTGGTCTTATTCACATGTTGGGTGGTTTATCAAAGTCTGCAACCTCCATACTACGTCAACTCATCGATGCTGGTACACTCGCCAACTTACCATCTGGATTTAAGGCACGTGGGTTACGCATACGGGATGACGATCAGCCACTAGTCCCTGGAGAGTTTAGAGATGTAGATGCTCCTGCTGGAGAGATCAGCAGCTCTTTAGTTCCACTACCATACAAAGAACCATCGGGCACACTTTTTCAATTATTAGGTTTTGTTATAGAAAGTGGCAAATCTTTTGCAGCTGTTGCTGACATGAAACTTGGTGAAGGTAACGAAGTTAATCCTGTGGGCACAACAATGGCGCTGCTTGAACGAGGTATGAAGGTGATGTCAGCTATACACAAAAGAATGCATGCGGCACAAGGCAAAGAATTTAAATTGCTTGCAAAACTTTTTGCAGACACATTGCCCCCTGTTTATCCATATCAAGTTGTAGGAGGTAATCAAGCAATCAAGGCACAAGACTTTGATGCTCGTGTTGATATAATACCTGTCTCTGATCCAAACATTTTTTCAGTGACACAACGTGTGACATTGGCACAACAACAATTACAACTGGCACAAGCGGCACCACAAATGCACAATGTGTACGAAGCGTATCGTAGAATGTATGAGGCCATGGGGGTTCAAAATATAGAAGCTCTAATGCCTCCACCACCACAGCCACAACCAAAAGATCCTGCACTAGAAAACGCAGAGTTGACAGCTGGTATGACAGCACAAGCTTTTCCTGGTCAAGATCATGATGCACATATCGTGGCACACATAGCACTGCTTGGAAGCTTGGTCGTAAAGTCCAACCCACAAGCATTTGCGAATACACAGGCGCACATTATGCAACACATATCTTTAAAAGCTCAAGAGGAAGTGCAAAAACAAATGGCACCTCAAATGCAAATGGCACAACAAGGGCAACCAATGTCTCCACAACAACAGCAAGCTATGCAACAAATGATGTTAGATATGCAAACGAGAGTGGCACAAAGACAGGCAGAACTAATTACAGAATTTATGGAAGACATAGACGACCTGTCTTCCGCAACACAAGATGATCCGTTAGTTAAATTAAAAGAACAAGAACTGCAGATCAAAGCTCAAGAAACACAGCAAGATTTAAAAGAAGCGCAAGCTAAACTTTCTGTTGAAAAAGAAAAAATGGAAAACAAAGAAAAGACAGACGCAGCAAAAATAAAACAACAAAAAGACGCTGTTGCTCTTAGATCTGCGATTGCCATAGAAAAACTAGAACGAGAGTCTCAACAAAAAGTTTTAGACAAAGCAGAGAAGATAACTAAAAACATACAGGACACGTTTAACAAAGGCATTTAATTATGGACCCATTAAGAAGAAGAGTTGGTTTTCGAGGCGGCGGTATGGACGCTGGTGCAACAGGTGGTGGTTTTGGTATGGGTGTTGGACCTTCCGGTGTTGGAGCTAACCCGAGTGGAAGAGGGGACACAGGTTTAGGTGGTGTGAGTGACAGGGGAGGCACTAATAAAAGTAAAAGCAAAAGTAAAAGCAAAAGTAAAAAAGACAGGACAAAAGAATTAAAAGCTTTAGAAAAAGTTCGTTTTGATAAAAAGACAGCGTTTAAAACTAAAAAAGGATTTTTAAAAGATAAGTTTGGAAATCTTGTTAGAAGTAAACGACAAGTCGATCGATTTAATAAACAAAAAGCTCTTACTAAGTTTAAGAGAGAAAATCCAAATTTAGTTAAAGAACGACAGTCGTTGTTAGACAAAGCAAAGAAAAATAAAATTTCAAATACCGAACTTGATAGGCTAGGTATTTTAAATCAACAGTTTCAAAAAAACCCAACTGTAGGAATGGGCCCTATTGAGTCCACTCGTTATGCGTTTACAAACCAACAATTTAAAGATGATTTAGCAAAAGCAAGAAGAACTTTTAGTCAGATACCAACTCCGTTTAACATTGCTAGAAGATTAGGTGCTGGGATCCTTGGCCAGTTTGCACCTAAAACACAAGTTGCAGAAGCTCAAGCCATTCAAGCACAACAGCCAGATGTTTATGGTCTTGATGCTTTAGCAAGCCGCTTTAATCAAGGAGGCAGAGTGCAAATGGGGCAAGGAGGCATGATGCCTATGTCAGGAATGATGATGAGTCCATCTCCAACAGTCATAATGAATGTTGCAAACTCTGGCATCGGTGGTATATTAGACAAGTTCAAACAGATTAGATCGGAGATGTAGTATGAAAAAAAGAAAAAATACGACACGAAGAGTGACAGTGAAAAAGGGAAAGATTCAACCTAGACCCCCTAAACGTCCTAGTCCAGGTGGACGATTTCAACCTAAACCTCCTAAACGTCCTAGTCCAGGTGGACGATTTCAACCTAAACCTAGACCTAAACTAGATCTAGATAAAATGATTTTACCCCCACGTCCTAGGAAAAAACCATCACCAAGATTACCGAGGGGCATGAAGGATTTGACACCTGAACAGAAAAGAAGAATCATGCAATTAGTAAAAAAAGGACGTCGGAAATAATGCCAAGAAAAGTTTTATACTCAAAAAAAATGATGGATGCTCTAAGAAGAGGTGGCTTTAAGCAAGGTAGCCGGCACAGCCTTGGTTATGACATCATTAAAGAAAAAGGTGTTAAAAAAATAAAGTTATATGGCACGTTAACTCCAATAGTAGACGACTAAAATGGTGTTCTCTTTAGTAGGAGTTAAGGGTGGAAAGACAGTGGGCATAGCGAGAGGTGGCAAACCTAGCTATAAACGTAAGAAAAAAAGAAAGGTAAGAGCAAAAAATGGACGGACTTTGGTTAGGCGATAAGATTTTACGTCTTGTTCGCGACAAAAAAGAAAAAACTACCGAATATGTGATGCAAGGCAGCACCACGGAGAAACACGACTATCATTTTATGCTTGGTCATTACCGAGCGTTAGAAGAAATAGAAGCAGAAATCAAAGAAATTTTAGACAAAGGAGAAAAAAGTGAGTGATTTAATACTTCCAGAACACATGGCCAAGGCCAGACGCAAAGAAAAAGCGAAAATTGCAGAAAAAGGTAAAACTGCGGCTGAAATAGAGAAAAAACAACAAGAAGTTGAGGATATTTACGGCAAAAGACAGTCAAAAAGCCTTGATCCAGACAATATTGACCAATCTGTGGTAGAAAAACTACCCAAACCGACCGGTTGGCGCATACTTATTTTGCCATATATGGGTGCAGAACGCAGTAAAGGGGGCATTATTTTAGCTGATCAGACTCGTGAAAGAGAGCAACTGGCAACCGTTTGCGGTTACGTGTTATCCACAGGCCCTGATGCGTATGCCGATGTCAATAAGTTCCCAGAAGGCCCGTGGTGCAAAAAAGGTGATTGGGTCATCTTTGCACGTTATGCTGGGTCAAGATTAAAAATTGATGGTGGTGAATTAAGACTCTTGAATGATGATGAAATTCTTGCTATATTACAGGATCCGACAGACATTTTACACATGTAGTCGGTCTTGCAAATAAATAACCATGGAGATCAAGAACCATGCCCGAGGCACAAAAAGAACAAATACAGGACGACAAACTCGTACCTATCGACACCAGCGGAGACTCCGTTGATGTTGAATTAGATGAACCCAAAGTAAAAGTAGCAGAGAAAGAAGAAGCTAATGAAACAGTTGTTCAGGACGACGATGTCGCCGATGACACATCTGAGGAACAATCTCTCAGCGAGGATGTTCAAGATGACGAACAAGAGTCAACGGACGACGAACACAAAGAGTACAGCGACAAAGTCCAAAAAAGAATATCAAAACTTGTTGGCAAGCTTAGAGAAGCAGAACGAAGAGAAGAAGCTGCCTTAAACTATGCAAACGGTTTAAAAACTAAATCAGAAGAACTTGAAAAGAAATATTCTGAAACAAATCAAAATTATGTTTCAAGTCTTGAAGCTGAGTCTTTGGCTCAGATAGAAGAGGCTAAAGTAAAATTAAAAAAAGCAATTGAAGAAGGTAATGTGGATGTGCAGGCCGAGGCACAAAGTGCCATGGCAAAAGCTGCACTAAACGCAGAACGTGCAAAGATACAAAGGGAATCTTTAGAGGCACAAGCAAAAACATTTGCAGAAACAAAAGAGATACCTCAACAACCCACACCCTCATCACAACCCCCATCTGCCCCGCCACCTGACCCCAAAGCTACGGCGTGGGCAGAGAAAAACGAGTGGTTTGGACAAGACGAAGCTATGACATATACAGCTTTCGCCATACATAGACGTCTTGTTGAAGAAGAGGGATATGATCCACGATCAGACGAATACTACGGAGAAGTCGATCGAAGGATTAGAGAACAGTTTCCAAACAAGTTTGAAACAGCGAAACCAAAGAAAAAGGTTGACCAAACGGTCGCTCCTGCGGTAAAGTCAGTTTCAAAACAAGGAAAACGAACTGTGAGACTCACACCATCACAAGTCGCAATCGCTAAAAAACTCGGTGTGCCTTTAGAAGAATATGCTAAATACGTGAAGGAGTAGCAATATGGAAAAGAAAACAAGAACCTCACGCTCATCTCAAACTAGAGAAAAAACTGCCAGAAGGCAGCCATGGCGACCACCATCTCGGTTAGATGCGCCGCAAGCCCCAGCGGGCTTTAAATATCGTTGGATCCGTGCAGAAGTTATGGGATCAGAAGACAAAAAGAACGTGTCTGCTCGAATGAGAGAAGGATACGAACCAGTTAGACTGGAAGAACTTGGAGACTTCGAAGCCCCTACTGTAGAAGATGGAGCAATGAAAGGCGTGGTCACTGTAGGTGGATTACTGCTAGCCAAGATACCTGAAGAAATTGTTGAGGAAAGAAAAGCGTATTTTGCTCAACAAACAAGAGATCAACAGGAAGCTGTTGATAACAACCTTCTAAGGGAGCAGCACCCAAGTATGCCTATTGATAATCCAAATAGGCAATCACGAGTAACTTTTGGCGGTGCCAAGAAATCAGATTAGATTTCACACCTAATACATTCGCTAAAATTTTTGGATTAGTAATTAATAATTTATTAGTCTAAGGAGGACTATAATTATGGCAAACCAAGACGCAGCCTTTGGGTTTAGACCTACAAGGCATCTTAGTGGTGGCGATATTACTTCTGAAGAGTACACAATCGCTGCTAACTACGGTACGGCTATTTACAGCGGACAAGTTGTAGAAGCAGTAGCGGGTGGAGGTATAGAGGATGCGGCCGCTGGTGACACTCAACAACTAGGTGTTTTCGGTGGATGTTTTTATACTGATCCCACAACAAGTAAACCAACGTATGCTGCATACTATCCAGCAAGCACTAATGCTTCTGATATTGTTGCTTACGTTTATGCAGATCCGCACATTGTGTTTGAAGCACAGCACGATGGAACTGGAACAGCTGCTATGAATCATTCATGCTTTGATTTTGTAGGCACTGGTGGAAGCACCACTACTGGAAGATCAACGTCAGAGATCGATACTAGCTCATCTGGTACATCTGGTGGTTTCAAGCAAGTTGGAATCTCTAAAGATCCTGAAAACAGTGATACGGGTTCTGCGAATGCAAATGCTTATGTAGTGTTTAACACTGGTGAGCACGTGTATAAACTCACAACTGGCGTATAAGGAGGACTGAATTATGTCAATAAATAGATCACAACTAGCAAAAGAGCTAGAGCCTGGTTTGAATGCATTATTCGGACTAGAGTACGCAACGTACGAGAACCAACACGCTGAGATTTTTGACACAGAAAACTCTGATAGAGCTTTTGAAGAAGAAGTAATGCTATCAGGTTTTGGCGCAGCGGCAGTTAAGCCTGAAGGAACTTCAGTTAACTTTGACAATGCGACTGAGTCATTCACAGCACGTTACTCTCATGAAACTGTAGCCTTAGCGTTTTCGATTACTGAGGAAGCTGTAGAGGATAACCTTTATGACAAAATCAGCACTCGTTACACTAAAGCTTTAGCACGTTCTATGGCACACACTAAGCAAGTGAAAGCAGCGAATGTTTTGAACAATGGATTCAATAGTTCGTTCACAGGTGGAGACGGAGTAGAGTTATTCTCTGATGCTCACCCTACCACTTCTGGTAACCAAAGAAACGAGCTAGCAACAGCTGCAGACCTTAACGAAACATCTTTAGAGCAATCAATGATTGACATTGCTGCATTTGAAGATGACAGAGGTCTAAAAGTTGCTGCCAAAGCACGTAAGATGATCATTCCATCAGCTTTACAATTTACAGCTGACAGATTGATGGCTTCTGCTGGAAGAACAGCTACATCTGATAACGACATCAACGCTATCAGAAACATGGGTATGATTCCTGAAGGTTATGTAGTAAATAACTACTTAACTGACACAGACGCATTCTTCATTAAGACGGATGTGCCTAATGGAATGAAACACTTTCAAAGAGCACCTGTAGCTACTTCTATGGAAGGTGACTTTGAAACTGGTAACGTTAAATACAAAGCTAGGGAAAGATATAGCTTCGGCTTCTCTGACTGGCGTGGTATGTTCGGTTCACCAGGCGCTTAATTTTTAAGCAAAAGAACAATTTAAAGGGCGGCTTCGGCCGCCCTTTTTATTTGCAAACCCCTATCTAAAAGCGTATATTGTAAGCACTGCACATTTTTAAAACAGTTAACGTGGACTCGTGCAGTAGACAAAGTCTCGGACTGCGTTAACAGAAACGGAGACACATATGGCTAGTTCAACTTTTTCAGGTCCGTTGAGATCTGAAAGCACAGTTAAAACTGTCAGTAAAAACTCCTCTACTGGAGCGATTACTGAAATCATTACAATGGGTGATGCACCTGTTGCATTAGGAGATGAAAACAAAACTCTTGATGCCGCAACACACAGCGGAAGAGTTCTTGCGGTTCCTGCAATCGGCGCTAATAGAACTATCACTCTACCTGCACCAGTTGCTGGACAAACTTACAAGTTTATCTACGCTGGCGCTGCAGAAGAAACAGAGAATCTAATTATTGTAACACCAGGAAATAGTAATTTCTTCTTAGGTGGTATCGTACACTTAGACTCTGATGCAGATAACGTATCTGTTTACGCTGACGGAAACTCTAACTCACAGTTAACTCTTACAGACAGTGGTTTGTTTGAGATTAATATTGTTGCTAAAGATAGCACCAATTACTACATTTGGGGTTACGCAGAAGGCGCAGACGCACCTGCATTCGCAGACCAATAATAATTAATGTGGGCCTTCGGGCCCACATGTTCTTGATTAAGGAGGGAACATGGCAGACACAGTAACGGGACCAACAATCCTACAACAAAACGACAAACGAGTTACAATCAAGATAGTTGTACAATCTGATGGAACAGGTGGAACAACTGTATTTGGTGATGTATCAGCTCTTGCAAAAGACGAGCACGGTAATTCTGTTAGCACTTTATCTCTACAAAGAGTATGGTGGTCGTGTGCAAACGGTGATGGCGGCGACGCTTTTGCTCGTTTAGATTATGAAGATTCGGATGGAGATATTCCAATCATAACTTTAATTGACTCTGGCTATTGGGACTTTAGAGAGTTTGGCGGCATACCAGCAAACACTAGTTCCAACTCTAACGAAAATGACGTAAACTTCGTTGTAGCAGCAGCGGCTGATTCTGGAAACAGCTTTACCTGCATAGCAGAGTTTATCAAAAACTATTAAGAGGTAGCACATGGCTGTATCGGGATCTACAGACTTTAATCTGGAAGCTGCTGAAGTTATTCAAGAGGCCTATGAAAGATGTGGCCTACAAGAAATAAGCGGTAAAGATTTACGCACAGCCGTGCGCAGCATGAATTTGCTCATGTCAGAGTGGGCCAATAGAGGATTAAATTTATGGACTGTATCTCTTGGAACTCAATCAACGACAGCTAGCGATAATGATTATGACTTGGACACTAACATCATAGATGTGTTAGAAGTTTCTTTACGCGATTCAAACAACACAGATACAACGTTAACAAGAATTAGTAGAGCAGACTATCACATGTTGCCCAATAAATCATCAGAAGGAAAACCTTCACAGTTTTATTTTGAAAGAACAACAACACCAACTTTGTTTTTATATCCAACACCTGATTTATCAACGTACACTGTAAGATATTATTTTTTAAAAAGATTAGATGACATAGATGCACCATCTAATAACGCAAACGTGCCTTTTAGATTTTTACCTTGTTTAACTGCTGGAATGGCCTATTATTTGGCGATGAAAAAAGCGCCTGATAAAGTTCCTTTGTTAAAAGCAGTTTATGATGAGGAGTTTGAAAGAGCGCGACAAGAAGACAGAGACAGAGCAGGTTTTAGCGCTGTGCCCGGTCGTTCTTATTTTAACAATTATTAACCAGGAGGTTATATGGATAAATTAAATGCAGTAAAAGACTGGGTGATGGCACTAGATAAAAAGAAAAAAATTGCCATTGCAGCGGTTGTTGTAATTATAGTTATTGCACTAGTAGCGTAATGGAAGCTAGAGCGAGCACAGAATATATTGTTATCCATTGCTCGGCCACCAAGCCGAGCATGGATGTCGATGCAGAAACAATTAGAAATTGGCATGTTAACGAAAGAGGATGGCGTGATATTGGCTATCACAAAGTTATAAAAAGAAATGGAGAAGTAGAAGATGGTCGCGATGTTCGTGATTCTGGCGCACACGCAGCAGGATACAATTCTAAGAGTGTTGGTGTGTGCATGGTGGGTGGAATGGCTGAAGATAATTCTGCTGAAAATAATTTTACTCCACACCAGTGGGTAGCATTGATTATGGAAATTAAAAAATTATCTGAAATGTATCCGGAGGCAAAAATTATCGGACACAATGAAATAAGTGAAAAAGAATGCCCATCGTTTGATGTGCAAAAATGGAAGGCGGAAAACTTATGATATTAGACGTTGTAAAATTAGCAATCGGTGCAGGCACGCACATAATGAAAAACAGGCAACAGCGCAAAATGCTCGAGTCAGATGCTGCTATGTTGCATGCACAGAAAATGGCTAATGGTGAAATCGAGTATCAAGCAGCCGTAAGACAGTCAAACGACAAGGGATGGAAAGACGAATTTGTCCTCATCCTCGTGTCGGCGCCCGTGATATTGTTGATATGGAGTGTCTTTAGTGAAGACCCAGATATACAACAGAAACTGCATATGTTCTTTGAGCAGTTTAACAATCTGCCTTTTTGGTACCAGACGCTCTTTGTCGGAGTCGTAGCTAGTATATACGGTTTGAAGGGCGTAGATATATTTAAGAAAAAATGATTTGGATAATCTCAGCCATGTTGGTGTACCATGATGTGCCACAGCCTGTGCTGACTGATTATACGATAAGATCGTTTAATACTAAATACGAGTGCATAGAGTATACGTGGGACAATAAAGTAGAGATGGTTGACACTTTGCTTGAGATGCACAGATATAAAGAAAATAAAGAATTAAAGACATTTGCATTTTTTTGTGAGAACAGGTATGTGCAATTAGATGAGGTATGAACACTATATCAGATGATATTCTCGAGTGGTCTGAGAAATATCTAGAACCAAAAAACGAACATCTAGGTGATGTTCCTGTTTGCCCTTATGCTCGTATGGCTAGGTTGCAAAAAAAATATCGAATACTAGAAGTTCACAATCACGATAGTTTTATCGATCAAATAGTCAAAGGCATAGAAATGGTCAGAGACCCTGACATACAAATAGTTATAGTTGGTTGCAGTGACATTCGAATGGAGCCAGAAGAGCTGGCTTCTGTAATTCACGCGTACAACGTTGTTTTTGTTCCTCAAGACATATACTTAATGTGCTCGCATCCACACGATGAGGACGAGGAGGAAGAGGTAGAGTTTTTAGACACGGACAGTTGGGAACCAGACAATGAGTTCATGATGGTTCTTATACAAAATTTTGACGAATTAGAAAAAGCTAGTGACAATTTACGTAAAACTGGATACTATGATCACTGGCCTCAAGATTATTATGAAGGCACAGTAAAAAAACGACAATCTTATAGGAGATATCGAAATGGCACGTCCCGGTCTATACGCTAACATCCACGCTAAAAGAAAACGTGGGGGTAAAATGAGAAAGAAAGGAGCGAAAGGTGCTCCTACCGCAGCAAACTTTGCTAGAGCAAAACAAACAGTAAGAAAAGGTATGAAGAAAGGCGGCTTTCCAGATTTGTCCGGTGATGGTAAAACAACTATGAAAGATATTCTTATAGGAAGAGGTGTAATTAAAAAAGGAGACACTATGAACAAAAAGAAGCGTGTTATGAAACGTGGTGGCGGTATGATGAAAAAACGCGTTATGAAACGTGGTGGCGGCATGGCTAAAAAGAAAAGAGTAAAAGCTATGGGCGGCGGCATGATGAAAAAACGCGTTATGAAACGTGGCGGCGGCATGGCTAAAAAGAAAAGGGTTAAAAAGAAATAATGACTAAACTTTGCCCTAGAGGAAAAGCAGCAGCCAAAAGAAAATTTAAAGTTTACCCAAGCGCGTATGCAAACGCGTATGCGTCTAAAATATGCGCGGGTAAAATTAAAGATCCATCAGGTGTGAAACGAAAAGACTTTCGTGGAAGTAAAGCAAAAGGTGGTTTAGTTGCAGCTACAAAAAGACTAAGAGCGCAAGGTTTAAAAAATGGTGGGCGTGTTGCAAGAGGTTGTGGCGCGATAATGCCAGATAGAAAAAAAGTAACGAAGTTCGCGTAACAT